ATTGCAAAGTTGATCTGCGGAGAGCCCAGTAGGGCGTCAACCTGTTGGAAGTTCATACTTTTCTCCTTGAGTTTAGTGTGCGTTTTACACGTGGATAAACATCACACTAAATTAGGCGTGAAGGACACCCTGCAGGGAACGATTGCTGATCACCAAGTTGCCCATCCACAGAATCGGGATGATTGCAGCATCTTGGTTGTACGGCTTCATCTCATCCATCGTCGTCATGTTGGCTTCTGGGTGGACCACGAGATCGAAGTAGTCCAGGTTCAGGAAGTACATGTGGTTGACTGGGATGCCCGAATTGCCGTCGAAGATCACGCGACAACCCTTGTACGACAGCTCTTCGAAGCCGCCGTTCGCCGTGTCAGCCGTGGTGTAGCGCTTGATCGACGTTTGGCTCTGCTCGTAGAAAGTGAAGTAGTTGTTGTCAGCAACGATCAGGTTCGGCTTGTCATCACCCCGGACGAGGTTAAGCCAAGTTGGCAGCATCAGTGATTCCATCGTGGTCGAGCCTGGGGTGATGGCACCGCCGCCCTGGATCGGAGTAGCCGCGCTTTGCACCAAGTTCGCCCAGAAGGGCCATGCACTGGAGTCGATACCGCCCACCACACCAGTACCGGTGTCGGACACGAGAGCTTGCAGGCCATTGACCTGATTGGGCAGCGTGCCGTCGGAGTAGACGTCGACAGAGAAATTGTTCTTGAAGGTACGAATTGCGTTTTTGACGCGAGCCTTGACCAGCTTGATGATCTGGCTGTCGCCCTTGTTAATACGCAGTTCCAGGCCGCTTGCAACCACATTGACAGCAATTTGCCGCCATTGGAATTCAGCTGCCGACAGCACATCAGAGGCGCCAACGTTCAACACGTCATAGCCACTGTAGCGCTGGTAGGTACCGTTCATCTGGTAGTCGAGGGGGGCAACGATCGTCAAGCCACCATCCTCCTCGCGCGTATTCTTTTCCTCAAGGAGGAAGCGCAGGAAGGCGTTGTTCTTCGAGACGTTATCCTTCACCTCTTTCGAGTGGTTACGGAAGGTGGTCGAAACCAGTTCCGTAAAGACTGCATTGGGAGAAGCCATGAGTTAAACTCCTACGAGAATTTGGTCAGTTGTCACGCTGCTTGATAGTAGCCAACGTAGCTGCCAAGGTATCGTCGATACTTCCGGTGGCGACCTTTGTACCCGGACTAACCTTGGATGATCTTACACTTGCTCGGCTGGCGTTGCGCGCGGTCTTCGCGTGCTTTGCAGCCTCCTGTCTAGCGGCTTCGGCGGCGGCCGTTGCGGCTTCTGTTGCGATTTTGCCTGCAACTACGGGATCAAGCCGGCAAGCTTTCTCGTAGGCATCTGCGAGGGTGGTACTCATACCGCGTTGAATCAGCTCAACCACCAAGTTAGCAACCTCGTCGAAGTGCTTGTTCTTGGGATCATCTGCAAAAGCGTTTACCTCTGCAGCAGTCGCGTCGCGAACTCGTTGGTAATTGGCCTGCGTCAAGCGATCGACGTTAGTTTTAACCTCACCTAAATCCGCAAGCAATGCCTGCACTTGAGGATCTTGCGTCGGGTTGACTTGACCGCTGGCCAAAGCGCCAACAGACCCGCCAGACAGTGCGCGGACGTCGACATTGTAGTCTTTGGCCAGCTGTGCAAACCAGATCAACCGTTGCTGCGCATTGCCATGAGTCAGTGTGTGGTGGGCGGAGAAGAGAGACTTCGTCAACTCCATGATATCCACGCCAGCAGCCTGAATCGCACTGGCAAACGGATTGACGACATCTGCAAAGGCCTTGCCGAACATCGCATTGGCCTTGTATTGCTCGATGCCGCTGTAAATCTCGTTCTCGCGTTTGGCGATTTCGGCTTGAACCACCGGTGGCAGACTGCCCCATAGTCCCGCAGCCTCTTGCCGCCACGTCTTCGGCACGCTCAGCGGAGTTGCAGTAGGTGTGGGCGTGTCAGTGGTGTTGACCGTGCCTACATTGGTCGTTGGTGCAGTTTTATCCGTGCTCGAAGGCGTCGGAACCGGAGCAGGTGAAGGCGTTGCCTCCGTGCCCTGACTCTCACCACCAGCATCATCCTTGCCGAACAGATCAGCGCCAATTTCTTCCACAGCACTGTCAATGTCAATGCCGCCATCGTTGTCAAGCTCTTCAGCCATTTTAGTTCCCCACGGTTTGTCGAGTTACTGCTACATCCAGCCCGCTGGCAACCTCATTGCACAGCTTGGCCACCTTATCCGGCCCCATCTCAGTCAATTTACGGTCTATGGTAGCGTCCACAGCAGCATCAAAAGCAGCCTCTTCAGCTGCCTTCCGAGCCAAAAACTGCTCATGCTCACCAGATTCTTTGATCCGCGACCCTGTCCGTTTGAGATTCTCTTCATGGGCCTTTTTTCCCTCAATCCAGCGACCAGTTTTCGGGCACTCATACCCAGGATAATCCCCGAACACGGCAGGGGCAGAGAGTAGCTTTTCCAACTTCCCTCCGCACTCAAGACATGTCTGCGACTCGCTGGACTTGCTCATCGGCAAAAATCGCTCACACCGCACCCCACACTGACACCTGTATTCATAGATTGGCATATTAGTTCACCGAGTCGATACCCTTGGGCACAGGGGGCATGCGAGCCATCTGCATGCGTTGGGTAAGTTCAGCCATAGCAACTTGATGCTCCATGTCTCCGCGCTGCTGGTCGTTAATCAGCTTTTGCTTTTCAACTTGCAGCTTCGTCATGGCGATTTCATTCTGCATCTGCATTTGCTGCATCTTCATATTGTTTTCGGCCTGAGTAAGAGCCGCTGCCTGTTGAGTGTTCTGCATGTCAGCCTGGGCCTGAGCCTGCTTAGCCTGGTCCTGCGCCTGCTCTCCCTGTGATGGGCCTTGCGGACCTCCCTGTGGTTGAGGCATCGACATTTGTTCCAGCTGATCCTCAACTTCAGTTCCAAAGGAATACTTGCGGGTAACGGCAAGCATGATAGCCTTGGCTGCCTCGAACGGCATATAGCCTTCTGCAACCATCGGCTGAAGTCCGTTGAGAAGTTGGCTGAAAGCATTCATAAACTCCATGATGTCGGCCTTGTCCTGCGATACCTTCGAGGACACAGTTGAGCCGGTTTCGATGTCGATTCTGAAATTGCGGTGCAGATCATCCTTGAGCAGATCTAGGCAATCTTCCCAGCAAGGTTGACTGAGAATCATTTCCAGCTGAGGATCTGGTTGAGGTTGCGGGGGCGGTTGTTGACCAGCTTGTTGAGCCTGCATCGCCTGTTGCTGATATTGCTGCTGCATAGCTTGCAGTGTTTGCTGAGCTTGCTGCTGTTGCTGCCGCGTTGGCAGTTGCAAGTTAGTCATCGCCATGATGGTTTCTTGCTTGAACAGCTGAATCCCAGCCTCCAGCATCAACCGCAGTGTTGAAGCGATGTAGTTCTCGGTCTCCTGCTGCATCCGGCTCAATCGTAGTGAACCCCACTTGTCCTTAAGGTTACTTGCCGTCGCAGACTCACTTGCCTCACTCACCCCCCGCTGAATATCGCTCAGCCCCATGATCTCATAGATCACAGTCTTGCATTGTTGCCGCTGAGTGTAAAGCTGTTGCAGCACCGTGATCAGCTTCTCAATCGGCATCAACCAAATCGCACGATCCAGAGTTTGTCCCTGCAACATTGCCGCTACATTTTGCGCTGGGAGCAATTGATTGTCCGCCGACTTCATAAGCTCTTCCAGCCCTTGAAGCGTGGAATCGTAGAAGCCACGAACCTTCATAGCCTCAACCAGCTTATCAATCCGCTTGGTGATCTTGTTCAGCTCTTTCGCCTGGCTCCGATACATCTTGTAGGGAGTGACAGGCACCAGCGTAGACAGCCGACGAATGAACTGCAACGGCATTGCGCAAGGGAAGAATCCCTCAAGCTTCAACGGATCATCCTGCACTCGAAGAAACTGCTTACCATCCGAAGTGAAGAAGAATTGCTTGCGACTGGACTTATCCCAGACCTCGTAAACGCGCGCGAAGTTGGCAGATTCGGCATCCTTGGTCTTAGCCTGCTGGTCAGTGCGGGAATCTTTACCACCGCTCTCCGTCAGCTTCACCGTGTTGCCAATCTGACCAAAGGTCTTGTAGAGCTGAGCCCTCGACATCATGTGGATGCGGCCAACCCAAGGAACATCTGACCACTTGCGGCCATAGCCATGCAGAAAGCGGTCGTAGGGAACACTGTCGAGGTAGATATTTTCGAAGGTAACGGTTTCCTGCTTGGCGGTGAACTTGTCATCCTCGTCATCAGCTGGATCACTGTCATCATCTTCGACTGCGTCATCGTTGGTTGAGTCGTTATCAGGCACGGCGGCATCGAGTGTGCTAGAGCCGGGGTTGTCACTGGAAAGCCCCTTAGCAGACTCTTCCGGATCAGCCGCAACCGGAGCGAATCCAGCCTCGTACTGGACCCAGCTCACCCCCCGACCCGGAACCAGCGCTCCCATGATATCACTCGTCACAGCCTCGCTGAAGGGAGTGTTGGTCGGGTCGTTGGTGGCCAGGAAGAACTGCATCATGTTCTTCGCAATCGAACAGGCCGCCTTCGCCAGCGGGTCTGCATCGTCGTAGCGGCGCTTGGCAATCGGTCTCGGCAGATCACTGTACAGAGTTGGGAGCACTGTCTCCGTGTTGGAGAAGAGGATGTTGAAGGTATTTTCAGCCTCCTTCTCCGCCTCGTAGATTTCGACTGTCTCGTCCGCATACTTGAGCCAATTCTTCTGCCGTTCCTCAGCCCGAGCAACTTCCGTCTTCCACTCAGGCAAGCCTTTGGCATCCTGGGGAGTCTCGTCAGTTTTCTCGGTCGCCGGTGCTTCTTTCTTCTCGAACATGCTAGTCATCCTCTTGGGCTCTACGCAGTTTGCGGGCTTCGATCAATTCGTTGATAGTCATTTCATTTGGGAGTTTAGGGTAGATGATACCTGGATCTCCCGCCTTGTCCGGTCTGCGGAAGGGACGCGACATGCAAGCATAGCGAAGCTCGTCGGCCGCGTGGTCTTCCCCCTCAGTATCCAAGTCCTCAGAGTCAATCTCGTCGTGCTGAAGGGTTGGGATGGTGCGAATGGAATCGTCACAGCAGTCGAGGAAATAGAGCATCGGACGAAGGATCAATTCCCCTTTGTCATCCTCTTTCCAAGCGAGTCTCTGCCGAACCTCATTCCAGCCCGGCTTGCGTCGATTATCCCCGCGCTTGTAGCTAACCCCCTTGATCAGCATCGACTCGAAGATGCTCGGGCCGCCATCTCGGATGAAAATAGCGGGGTCTGCAACGCCGAGGGTAATTGTTTCTTGAGCAAGCTTTTCACGCTCAAGAATGCCCACTGCAACCGCATCAGCGTTAAGCTTGATTCCCTTATTCGGGCCAGAGCTGCCATACCACTCACGGTACTTGAGCAACGCATCCTTAGGCAATCCCCATGTCCCGTCAGAAATAACGTACCACCCCGCGCTGAAAGGCTTTGCGGAACCCCAGTCAAAGGATCGAAAGCGTGTAGCAGCCAGTGGGATTCTGTTGAGCCACTCAGATGTCCTGAGCACATGATAGTCATCCCGCCACTCTGAAAAGAAAGCTCCATCAATAACATCCCAGTCCCCCTCCAGCCAAGCCCTGACCAGAGCCTCCGAACCCGACTGCTTCAACCGCAGCACATAGGTCGGATCGTTCATCATCAGCAGGCGATTATCTGCCAGCTTACTCGGGATGAAAACCCGGTCTAGCGTAACTTCGATGCTCTGCCCATCAAGAAGGAAAGTAGTCCCCTCCTTAATAACCTTATACCCTCTTGGGTCCGGGTCAATATATCGAGACTTAACCCAGTTATGGCCAGGACCACCAGGGTTCCCAGTAAGACGCATACCCACAGGAACCCCAGAAGGACTTCGAAGAGTTGCTCTAAGCTTGTCAATAGGAGCAGGAGAAGGGAAGTTAGTAACCTCCTCGACGTACACCCTGGTGTAGTTGTGACCTTGGTATTCCTCAGCATCACTGTCCCTTTCCAGATAGACGAACTTGAGCCGGGCGCCATTGGCCATCGTCCACTCAGCTCGCTGTTCGTTGTACTTGGCCCCGATCTTGGGGAAGATCTGCTTGGTGCGGGCGATAACTTCGGCGAGCTGTTTAAACTTGCGTCGGACGAAGATTCCAACGGCAGCCTCCCCATACTCACCGCTATGGCTTAACCAATCCCCGATGGAACTCTCAGTCTTCCCGCCGCCCCGAGCCCCACCGAAGAACACCTCGAACACCGGGCAGCGAATGAGGTCGGTCTGTGGCCCTGGCTGAGGCTTCCAGATTACATTCGGCTCAACCAAGACCTCACTGACCATTCTCGATCACCCGGCCACATTCCTTCGCCCAGTCGTCAGCCGTAGCAGCTTTGACTGGAACCTGGACGATGAAGTTATTCTGCACGTTGACCGACTTCTCTGGCCGTGCTCCATACCCCATAGCCTTGGTCATTACAGCCAGCGTTCCCAAGGCCAAATCAGCATTCTGTGTCGCAGCCAGCTTATCCCCGATGACCGTAACACTCTGGTGAATCAAGCCCTTGAATCGTTCTTCGATGCTCGCCAAGATCCCTGGATCAACCAGTTCTTCCTTCCTCATCGCCAACCGAGCCTGGAAAGCGTCCGAGTTGATCACCTGACTCACCCAGGCTTGAGTATAGCCGAAGTTCGCTGCCAGCATCCCTTGCGAGATAGCTGGATTCGCAATAATCATGTCGATCATGGCGTCGTGGCTGTACTTCACTCTTGCAATTGCGTTGGCTGCCGAAGCAGTTCCCTTTAGTGGCTCGGCCATGATCGGCTCCTTGGACTCAGTTCGGAGTAGGCTATCCCCGAGGCCCCCGTGAAGTCAAGCCTTCGGTGGCCGCACTGGATTTTTTTGATCAGAGCTGCGTAACTTGTAGCCAACCCGGCCCGATCTACAAAGCCCCCCCCCCTAGTAA